ACCTGTAAGAGCCATACTACCACACAGAACCATACCAGGAGCAAAATATTCATAGATAAACATTATAAAAAATAATGGAGTCCATATAAATTTTATTTTACTTTGCAACATCATTATTTTTCTTCCAAGGCATGTCAGGTAGTTTAATATCTAAACCACGATCAGCATTTTGCTTATCAACAGATGCCTTTGTTTCAAGAATCCATGACTGTAAACTTACAAGTTGCTGAGCATTCTGTAAACAAACAGAATAATTTGCTAACACTGTACCAAGTGCTTGATTATCCTTGACAACTGAATCACTATCATCAGTTGTCATTTCAGGATTGAGTTCCTCGCCTTTTACGCTAGTGTCGTGCAAGTAAACCCAACCATTCGTAAGGTTAAATTTACCAGGAACTTGTTTCTCAGCAGCATCGCGATAGATTGTTTCTTTCTGAGTGACAACTTTAATCTTGTCGACATACTCAGTCACAACTCGCTCTTTGATGTTTGCTTGTTCTTTTTCAAGTTCGATCTTCAACTGTTCTGCTTCGTTTGCAGCCTGTTGAATCATCACTTCGCCTTGATCAGTTCCTTTCTTATATCCAGCAGCAAATGCGCCACCGACGACAAGAACAACTGCAAGGATCTTATATGGTAATGGTATAAGCATAAATTATTTTCCCATTAAAACTAATACAGTGTTTTCTAGATTAATTTGATAAATTTCAGCATCAATATTCACTTGTTTCTCGCTAACAACTTTATCACCCAACATCATACCATCTGTTATTTCAGATACATTAATTAACTGTTTGGTTGTTGAATTTGCGAAATTTGCATTAGAAGAGCACATTAGTTTTTTGCTGTCTAATTTAAATGTCACGTAAGTATCTGTTGTTAAAGTTTTAGATGCCACATTCCATGTATTAACACCATTAAGACTGATATCAGTTTTTATAGCGTCACCAACTTGAATATTATCGACTAAAATATAATTATCATCAATTCCTTTTACACATTGTTTAGATGTGCCATCTGGCTGATCATAATACTCTAGATAAAATGTATATTCTGGATTGTTACTCATATAAAAATCTCTGTATACACTAATCACACCAAGATTGTTTCTTTTCGCCGAAGTATGCACGAGCATGACCGTTTTTGATCAATAGTTCAGATAATCTCTGACCATCGACAATTAGATCACCAAGCACACGCCCACCAAACTTGTCATGCTCTTTCAATTCAATCTGAATCTTTTTAGCATTGGCGACAAGGTTCTTGGTAAACGCACTGGCTTTTTCTGCCGCAGCAGCCTCTGCTGGACAACCAGCGCGTGCACCTTTCTCTGGCGTGTCAACACCCAAGACGCGCAAACTTAATTGCGGCTTGAGTGGTGCTGGCATAAATGGTGCTTCAAACACCACTGTATCGCCATCGCTCACCTTGACGATTTTATAATCGTAAGGATTGGCAAAAGCATATGAAGTGAATAAACCGATAAACATTGCAAGCAATGCAGCTTGCATTATAGTTATTCTCTTCTTCATATTACTCTGCCTTCTTCTTGCGACCTTTCTTCACTTTAGCAACAGCTTCCTTTGCGTCAGCAAGATCAACTTTGCCATCCTTGTTTAGATCTGCAGCAGCAACTACCTTTGCTTTCGCTTCAGCAGCAACTGACTTTGCAGCAACAAGTGCGTCTTTGTGATCTACTTTGCCATCATCATTGGCGTCTGGCTTCTTCAATAATGTCCAGGCAATCCAAGCAACAACAGCGACTAATAATACAACAAGTAATGTACCCATGATCATCTCCTAATTATTTTTTAGCGAATTTCTCCGCAACAGTAGTACCTAAACCAGCCACAACAATCATCATCATAGAGTCATACATGTTAGCGTCAACATCTAGATCCCAGAATAGATTTAGCACGAATGCTAAAGCAACTAGGAATGTTGCCATAACTGTAATAACACGCTTCGATGAAATAGAACCATCTACACCATCAGAAATCATAGACTTTAGATTTGCTAATAGACTCATTTTCTGTCTCCCAATACATTTTTTGCAAATTTTACAAAATTCATATACTTCATTGCGGTATTATAATCGTAAGTCAGTATAAGAATCCGATTGCGAAAACTCACAATATATCGCTTTTCTACATTGCGGAGACATAATGTTTCCATTATCGTTTCTTATTTAGCCAACGGATTTTCCCAGGCTTTCTGAATCTTCTCGTCCACTTTACGTTCCAATTCCTTCAACTTCTGATCTGTTTCGCGCTCTATTGTACGCAATCTTGCGTTCATATCACGATCAGTTACGCCGACGAATCCACGGACTTCTTTATCTAGCTCGCGATTTCTACGCTCTGCAGCGTCAATGTCCGCTTGAAGGGAATCAATGTCACCTTTTAGGTCTGTACGAACATCACGGATAATATCACCGCTCTCGTCGACCATAACGACTGCACCATCAACGCGCTCTTCCATTTTGGTGATGCGTTCTTGGATTGCAGACAAGTCTGGAGCCACGTAAGTTTGAATGGCTTCTTTCATTGACATGTAATCTTTATAGACTTCAAATGCGCCGTAAAGACCGCCGAGAACGGTAGATACGATCGTGCCTGCAATCATAAGTTTTGCTGGTGTGAAGTTATAACCGCCGATGCTGATTACCGTATTTGGGTCAGTAGCAGCCTCTAGTTTATCTACGCTTTCGTCTAAATCCTTACTCATCTTGATATTCCTCTGTAAAACTTTATCTTGTTATGACATAAACAAATCCAAATAACCCACCAACAAACATAACAAATAAAATTCCTATGCAGATCATCAGTGTAATTTCTTCTTGCCTTTGCGCGGCTTCAATTTCAGCGCGTCGTCTTGCTTGCGCCGCTGCTAATTCCATCTGCGCATGCATTTTTTGAAACTTTACCCAATCATCCCATAATCCAGGTCGCCCAGCAATCAGCATATAGTCTTTAAGTTCTCTTTCCTTTCTTCGCACTTCTTCTAATGCGAAAAATTCTTCTAGTCGACTACGCTCATTTGCAGGTGTTTCAATAACTTTCTTTTCTAACTTTCGTTTACCTTCAAAAAACTTTCCTAATTGACCTGCACACTCGCCCAGCTCTCTACCGTTACTCACCACTTCTTTGATGACGGCATATGCTGCATTGACTGCTGCTAGTTCTGCTAACATTACTTATACTGCTCCTCAACCATCTTTTTATAGGTGTCAGTGTTTCCTTTTTCAAGGAAATATGCGCCTCGAGCATTGTCCTTAATAATAACACCTTTGTAGATATCTTCTGGTCTATAGAAGGGTACATCTGGAATTCGTTGTGTTAGATATGAACTTACATCTGCATCTACTGCAATTGCTGATACAATGCCTGATTGGTCAGCATCCATGTAGTTCTTATTGATTTCATCTTGTTGCTCTTTATTTGCAGCAACTACTTTTTCAGCACTACGTTCTGCATCCGACTTTTCTTCAATTGGTTTGACGATTCCAAGAATCTCAAGGTTCATCATGCTTGGTGCTTGATTGAACGTGTTTGCCATGGCGAGTGCTGGGTCAACCATTGCGTTTGTGACTTCAGCATCTGTATTTGTTTCATCTTCAAATGTCTTTTGTTCACTAGTTGCGCGGCTTGCTTCCACAACTGCAAGTGCCTCATCTGTTTCTGCAGTATCAGCAGTTGGACCACGAACAAATGATTCAGCAAGCATCTCAGCTTCTTGTTCAATCTGGCTTGTTGTTTCACCTGTTGTAAACTCAACTGGTTGCCCCATATCTGTTTGTGCTTCTGCGCCTGAATCAGCAACAGTCATTTCCTGTTGTGTTACATCTTCTAAATTTGTAACAGAAATGGTGTCGGTAGATTGATTTGTTCCCGATGCTTCGCTTGAGAATGCTGCAATTGATTCAGCTTCTCTGGAAGAATCATTAGAAGCAGCCTCACTTGCAGTTAATATTTCTGATAATGCTTGTTGACCTAATTGTCTACCAGTTTCTAGAATATCTAATCCTGCATCAGAAGCAGATGAACCGTCATCTTTTTGTTCTGCAGAGGTATTTGTAGCCACTACTGTTTCAGTTGACTCAGCTGTACTTGATTGGTCATTAGATGATCTGGTTGTTGTAGTGGTTGTTGAACTTTCTGCTGCAGGACCACCAGCAGCATTGGCATTTGATGAACCAACTTCTGATGCTATTGCAAGAGCATTTTGTAGTACATCTTTAGAAATTGCATCAGCAAGAATCTGAGCCTTTTCTTCGTCAGTTAGTTCTCTATAGGTTGCAACAACAGCTGGCTCTCCTGAATCTTCTGCATCTTCAACAAGTAAAATGTCTTCTTCGTCTGTTTCTTCAGCAAGCATTTCTTCTAGGTCTGCGTCAAGAAGTTCTTCTGTGGCTTCCTCATCAGCAACTAGGACTTCTTCTTCCTCGACATATTCAGAGCCATCATCTGAACCATCATCACTCCCATCGTCAACTAGTTCTTCCTGTGCTGCTTCCTGTTCTTCAATAGCAGCCAAAATTTCTTCTGGATCTGTGTAGTCAGTCACGCCATCATCAATACCAATACTATCAATGATGCAAGAAGGGTCGTATGGATTTGTAGTACAATCAGGTGCTAGTGGTGTATCTGGTGGCAATGGAACGATCTCTGATGACTGTACAAAGTATGTTGTGTTTTGTAAAGATGATGGATTGTTGCCCCAATAAAATTGAGTGAATTCTGTGGCAGTGTCACCCTGAAAACCAGAGGTGAATGTTCTACCTGTTACCATTGTATAATCAAACGAACCATAATTTATAGAAAAACTACTATCAGCAAATAAACTAATTTCAAAATCAAACTTATTTGGTGTACCTAATTCATCAACATCATACCAACCAACAGTAAATGAGTTTCCTGTGGACTTATAATATGGATTACCTGGAGTTTTAAAATCAGCAAGATCACTCCACATAGCAAAGATGCTATTGTTTAAATTATAGTATGAATTGTTAGACAAGAATGGCAATTCATTACCACTACAGCAACCATTGGCATTGCTGGTAAAACTTATCAATCCATTTTGCGAGATATAAACTGAATCAAACAAATTACCAAAATAGTAAAAATCAAATTGCAATTGAATTGGCTGGAACGTAGAACCATCATCATACAATGTTAATGGCGTTCCACCAGATTGATTAATATTTTGTAATGGTGTTTGTGGTTGCGTAACAGTATATGTCTGTTCAACCGTAGGGTCATAAATTGGAGGCAGACCCTGCCCAAAGGCAGGAGCCACCGCCAATAGTAGTAGAGCAAGAAGCCGCTTCATTAGCCGCCTTCTGATGCTTCTGGAAGATCAGTTGACTTTTCTTGCTCGTTCTTTACCCAGAACTTCCACCACTTCTTCTTGAAGTCTGGACGTTCTTCTTTATTGCCTGTCCACTGTTCAGTTGCTTCCTTACCAATCTTACCCATATATGGGCAAGGTGTGCCAGCCATTTCCATTGCTCTGAAGACTCTTTCGTCTTGGCACATCATTGATACAGCAGCAACCTTCATACCCATATCGTATAGAGTCTTAGATAGTTTCAATCTTTCGCAATTCATATCGCGAACTGCCTTACCAGCAGAAAGACCAAGGACTTGAGTCTGAACAGCACCAGAAACACCTGATACACAGACATCCTGGCTGTATGTTGAGATCATTGGAGCGATGGCAGAAGCAGGAGGTGCTTTGATTGTTGTTTCTGACTTGGTGATATTTTCGTTACGATTGATATTTGTATTCGTATTATCTGTCTTTACACTTGATTGGCTTGTGCTCTCTGACTTATTCACATTCTCGTTCTTGTTTACAGCAGTTGATGTGCTCACATTCACATTGTTATTATTATTTGTAGCAACAGAAGTGCTGTCGTTCTTATTCACATTTGTGTTAGTTGAAGTAGAGACATTATTGTTGTTATTTGTGTTAGTTGATGTAGAGACATTGTTGTTATTGTTAGTATTTGTGGAATTAATATTCGTGTTGTTATTATTATTGTTATTGTAAGTTACCTCACCAGACAAATTGTTATTATTGTTATTTGTATTCGTTGAGGTTGATGTGCTCACATTGACATTGTTGTTATTATTAGTGTTATTAGATGTCGTTGTGTTCACATTGTTATTATTATTTGTGTTATTAGATGTCGTTGTGTTCACATTATTATTGTTATTTGTCAAAGTACCAGACTGAATGTTGTTATTTGTGTTTACATTCGTGTTCGTATTTGTGCTGTTCACAACAGAATTGTTGTTATTATTATTCGTAGCAGTACTCGTAGAGGTATTGTTATTATTATAGTTTACTGTACCACTATTAATGTTATTATTTGTGTTAACATTCGTATTGGTATTCGTAGAAGTCGAAGTGTTTGTATTCACATTCGTGTTGGTATTATCAGAAGTCGAAGTAGAAGTATTCGTATTCTGATTAATATTAGTTGCAGTACCAGATTGAATGTTATTATTCGTATTCACATTCGTGTTGGTGTTGTCCGAAGTCGATGTAGAAGTCGACGTAGAATTTGTTGTCGTATTGACATCGGAGGTCGTATTGACCGTAGAAACTGTGGTCGTTTGACCGAATGCTGCTCCAGATGCCAGGAGAGCAAGAACTGCTAGTAATTTTTTCATTGTACCCTCTGTATGCTCTGAATGTTACCATTATAAAACAATCAGCGAGTATATGATTTAGAGTGCAATATTAAAGGTGATTAGTTACTGTTATTTAGTAAAAATTAGGGTTTACTAATCTCATTTACAGTCAAAATAACTGATGGGACTGCTGGACAGAACAATGTTGCAGCAGGTGCAACAATGGATATTCGAGTATCATCAACAGCCCACATTAGATGTAGATGATCACCTGCATTCATATCAACAAAAAAATTCCAAGCTGCTACAACAAATTGTTTATTTGAAGACAAAGAAAGTATCGTTGCAGTGTTTGGAATATCTGTGTTATTTTTACGAACCCAGATGTATATATTATGCAATGATGAACTGCTGCTAGTAATTTGCATTGAAAAAGCATAATTATAGGTGCCAGTGGTGTTCGAAACAATTTCGGTGTTATTTCTAATATAATGTTCTTTTGAAGCATCTGTTGTGTTAAATCTCACTTCATATGCAGTATTCGCTAAATTTGCAGTTTGATTTGTTGTATCTGAAAACGATCCATATGTTAGATCTTCAATACCAGTAACAGTATCAAGACGAAACATTCCGTTTTGCCACTTAACGACTCTATCTTCCTGTATTGTGTTACGATCTAGATCATCAGCATCATAAATTCTAACAATACCAGTGCCGCCACCACCCCATGAGAGTGTGTTAATCTTTTGCACCATTTCAGCCAATGTTCTACGCATACCTTCGAGTTCTCTGTCTCGATAGATATTGGTATTTGCGTTTGCGGTGTTTAGAACATTAACAGTTTGTTGAATCACATCAACAGTTGTTGGCGGTACAAATGCAGGTGGTGGCAATGGATCAGCCTCAACAATCATTTGTTTCGGCTGTTCAATAACTGCTTCTCGAATTACTGGCTTTGTTTCTTCTTTAAAAAGAATCTTAGATAAACGTTCTTCTTGCTCAATGGATTCTAGAATTGCTGGATCAACTGGCTGATTAAATGCTCGAGCCATTTTTACCAGGAGTTTCTTTTCCTCCAATGTCTTCATAGTATCACACTACGAAGCCAGGTTTATAGACTGTCTTTCCGTTTACTGTAACTGCTGTAAGTTTTTGTTTTCTATTTGTGCCTGTTGAGGTGTATGATGCATGCACCCAACCTGAGTTTGGACCTTCTTTCGGATCATAGAACTCTAGAATAATCTGATCAAAGTCACAGTTTTCTGACGCCCACTTGGCTAGTTCAGGATTGGCAAGTCCGTCAATTTCAAAGTCGACTGCCTCTCCATTGCAGTGCTGTGATTTGGAGGATCCACCAACAGCAGCATTAAGAGCAGGACCACGGTAGCCACTATTAATACGAACTGGTTTACCGTAATGTCTCCTAACTGGTTCAAGAATTTTTTCGCATACGACTTTAAGATTGTTAGCATGTACTGCATTTGGTGTATTATCAATCCTCTTTCTAATTGCGGTTTCAGATTTAGTAAACTCTTTAAGATTAAAGTGTTCTGAGAGCTGCATATCTGGAGAAACTGCAGTCACTGCAGCAGGTTTAGCAGCAACAACAGGTGCAGCAGTTGGAGCTGCAGTCTGCAACATGGTGTAGTATTTGTAAGTCTTAGTCTTACGATCATCTAGACCATGTGTTCCACCATTAATTTTCTTGGTAAGTGCAAGAATAGCAGCGTCATTAATGCCTTGATCGCAAATTTTCCAAAGACCATTTTTCTCAAAGAAGTAAATGGCAGATTCAAAGGCATACTCTGTTGCAACTAAATCAGGATTGGTCATAATCTCAGGTTTGCCGAGATAATTAGCAAAGGCTTGATAATTAGTCTTTCCTGTTAATTGAAGCGCACCACGACCACGATATTTCCAACCATCTCCAGATTTCTCATCACCATTGCCCATGCGGCTTGCATATACCTTATTAGCGATTTTTTCTGGTTTACGTTCATATTGTGCTGCCAATGCATCAGTTGGGAAATATTTGCCGAAGATTCCACGCAATCCTTTTGCACCGTAGTTTAGGTTTTCAGAGAATGCTTTGAATCCACCTGACTCGTGAGCAGTTTGTGCGAAGAAATGAGCAGCACGTTCAGCTGACAATTTATAGTATGCCATGGCTGCGCGCATTGTTCCAGCACCGAATGACCCATCAGGAGTCACGCCAATTTTCTTTTGTAGACTTTGTAAACTCATATGTTACCTCAGGCGATATGGTCGTCTGACTCTTCAACTACATCCTTAACAGGTTCTGGTAGAAGGTCATCTGCTTTTGGCGCTTCAGGTGCCTTTGGTTCTTCTTGTTTCTTGTCATCTTTTCCAAGCATAATACCAGAAAGAATACCAGTCAAGAACGTTGCAATAGGTGTAATCAACTCAAAAAACTTTGCGTCATTTGGTGATTGAGACATTGGCTGCGTCACGAAGATAAGTGAGTATAGAACTACAAACACAATACCTGTGAGCGTGAAGGCTAATGAAAGACCGACGATAAATTTCAATCGAGCCATCAATTCTGTTTCAGTATAACGTGGACCCTTTAACATAATCATTCTCCTGTTTTTTCAACAACTACATGTTCTTCAACAACAACTTCAGCTGGTGCTGCAGTTACCTCTTCAACAACTGGATTAACCTGTTTTGGTGGTATACCATTTAACGTGTCATAACACATGCTATCTGCCTCGCAAGCAGGACGATTGCATTCTTCTTTATTCGCGTTTGCTGGATCCTGACATGGATATCTATATGTGTCTGAGCATCCAACCAATAACAAAGCAGTCAAAAATAATGCTGCTTTCATTTTCTACCTCTTTCCGTATTTTAAATAAAACATTGCACCTGTTTTTTCATCCTCTAAAATAATAGGTTCATTTGGGTTCTCTTTAATATAAGCACGAATCTCAGAACCCAACTCATCATGCCCAACATAACTTGAATAATGTTCAAACTTTTTCTTGCCGTATTTTGCTTTATAGAAACGATCAGAAGGAACTGTGAACACTGCTTTACCTGCAAATGTTTTAGGTGCTTTTCTGCGCAGCATACTACCCTTTGTAGTAACACCTTTAGGAACTGGTGGGATATCTGGCTCAAGACCAGCAATCTGTCCACTGCCAACAGTGTTTACAATTTCTTCTTTTAGTTTTCGAATTTTTTTCATAAACTTCTTAACGTATCTGCAAGTCTTAAATCTATTGGAATATCGCTAGAGATTATATCCTCACCACGAATTCCTTTTATAACTTTTGGCATTGCCGAAGTATATATTAATAACGTCTTCAATGCACTCCAATCTTTTTCAGTCGTCTTTAAAAATAACATTCGAGTTGACGCTTCAACACCGAACACATTTTGACATAATATTAGATGATTTACTAACAACCTTTCTTTAATTTCGCCAGTGATACGATAGCGGTGAAGCAATCGTTTAATATAGCGAAAGGTTCGATAATCATCATCGAACTCACTTTGTATGCAGTTTGGCTTATCATAGCACTTGGCTGCATATAACAAAACATTAGACTCATTCAAATCATCAAAAAACATAAATTAATATTCGCTAGTATTACCTGAATCGTCATCGCGTTTTGCATACCATGTAGATGGGCGCATAGTAATCTCTTCGCGATCTCCCAATACTTCTTCAGAATCCATATTTAATAGGTCTTGAAGTTCATCGTTTGATACAACTTGAGCATAACCGTCGACAAATCCATCTTCATTAGTATCGTAAACAACATATAGATGATAGTCTGTTTCGCCGAGCATATAAACTAACTCAGCACCTAGATCTAGGAAGTTATTAGTTGCAGATTGTGGTAATGGCATACCATATTTCTCAGTAACTCCACGGAGCTGAGCCAAGAAAATAGGTGCATTTTGATATGGCTTTTCAGTTAATGCATCGAGATCTGCATTAATTGTGTCCATGTTCTCTTCGAGATAGCGAGAATCAACGGTAATTAATTCACCGAACTCTTCGTTTAAAAATTCATTAAATTTAAGCATCTTTGCTATCACTCATTTGTGGTTTGGTGTCGATCTTATTCTTTTTACCTTTAACAAGGTCAAGAACTCTCAAAGCAGCTGATGCTTCTTTTTGCTTCTTTCGTTCGTAACCAGCTGCTGCACTTCCTGCCTGTTTTGTATTCTTTCGATTTGCTCTGGCTTCCAAATCAAATTTTTTCTGCGCAGCTTTGACATATGGTTTCATTTCTTCGTTCATTTCACCTTCCATATAATTTGCTGCGGTTAGAATGTAATCCTCAGCAAGAGTAATCTTGCTTTGAACCCACTCAGGTAAATTTGAATCAGGCTTTAACATGTCGTGAAGACGTTTTGCATTGGCTAGAATGCTGCGAAGCTGAGACTTTGCCATATCGCCTTCGTAATCGTATTCGCCCTTATCTTCTGCGGAACGTTCTGTTGCATCTGTCATATTATTTCCCCATTTTTGCAGCAGCTTTCTTACGAATTGCTGCGCTTACTGCACCGCGACGCTTGGCTAGATAGACATCTGTCTTGTCAACTTTATTATTGTTGTCGATATCCTTATCTTCTTTGCCAACTGGATCTAGTGCTTCTTTTGCTAACTTTTGTTTAGCCTTTGCAACTCCAGCATCTCTTCTGTCATATTTTGCAACAGCAGCTGGATATGTCTTTTTCATGTATTCTGAATCAGAACCATCACGACCACCATAACGCATTTGATGATAGTCGTACGCTTTTTTCATTTCTGTACTTGCTTTTTTAGCATAACTTTGCAAAGTAGATTTCTTGAGTTCATCAATCTTCTCGACTTCTTCGTTTGTTCCACGCTTTTTCGCGTAGTAAGCACCTAGAGCCTGTTGAATACGCTCTTTCTTGCTCGCTCCAGCAAACTTTGGATTGTCTGACTTGACGAAATCGCTAATCCACTTTGATGCTGGATCAGAAGCTGTTAGTTTTTCTTCGATGTACTTCATTGTGGATTCCTCGGTTTCTTCTTTCTTTAGTTTTGTCATATTACCAGATGCAAGTTTATTTTGCATTTTTTCGGTGTCTTTTTGCTTCAATAAATCTAGCCCACGCTGACGGCTCAATGCACTTCTTTGTTGTTCTGAATCAAATGCACGACCTAACTTTTCTGCTGCACTCATACGGCGAGCCTCATCCACCTGCTCAGTTTCTTCTTTTTTCAACTCTTTTGCACGACGCTCAGAGGCTGGCATTTCTTGATCCTGTTTCTTTTGAAGTTCAGCAGCACGTTTATCAGATGCAGGGACTTGACCTTCTGCACCGATATCTTTCAATCTTTGTGCAAGTGCTGGTCTTTCCTGCGCTAATTGAGCAACTGACTTTGTGGTATCAGTGTGTGCCTTTGCTCCCATTGAAGCCAATGACATCGCACCAACTGCGAGCGCCTTTGCAATTTTGCCTTCTTCAACCTGCTCAACCTCTTCCATTCTATATTTTGGATTGTATTGTAATTCTCTTTCCATAGCCTTACGTGCTGGAGAATCATATTCGTCTTTCTTCATTCCTGCTTTCATTGCCTTACGAGCAAGACCACGAACGTATCGATAACCTGCTGGTTGTTTGCCTGGTGGCATCTTTGGTTTTGTTTTTACTGGACCACCAAGAACTTTTTCGGCTTCGGATTTTGTTACTTCATTCATTTCAGCTTCTTCCTTTTTAAGCATTTCCCTACCAGCACGCTGTGGAATATATCCTCTGGCTTTATCAACTTTTCCAGCAGCCATTGCTTTTAATCCGAGCTGGCGAATGGCTTCTTTTTTCTTTGCTTTATTTGCTGGATTGCCTTCTTCGATTTGCTCAACTTCTTCTTTCTTCATTGATTTCTTTTCTTTAGCCGTCATTCCTTCGTATGGATTTAAGGAAACCTTTGGATTAAATCCAGCCTTAATTCCAGCAACGATTCCCTTCGCAGTTGACATATTTGAACCAGCCATTACATTGCTTCCACCTGAGCCAGTTGCACCAATAGGCTGGCGACCACCCTTTGCCATGTATGCTTTCTGACGAGCCGCATTAATTGCTCGAATAGAACCTGCTGCAACTTCTGGTGCCTTTCTTGGCTGCAACTTGATCTTTTTTGCAGCAGCTGCAGATTTACCTGCAACTTCATTTGGTTTGCTGGCTGGCATTTCCATGTTGTTCTTCTTATACCATGCCTTTTGAGCAGATAAAGACATCTTGTGCAATAGTGGTGGGACTTTTACTGGCATTTTTATTCCTCAAACTCCTCGATTTTTAATACGAGGTCAGTTGTTCCTCTTTTAATTCTATGAAATGTTTTGGCTGGTATATGTAACTTGTCACCTTTGCGTAATTTCTTAGGCAATTTATTATCGAATTGTATTTCCCAACCAGAACCCTCTAAAACTTCTATGTATCTACCCTTTTCGTCACGATGCCATACTAATTCTTCAGTTAAGACATCGTGTTTAAATGTGCGCACGAAACTCCAATTATTTAGTTTTTCATCAATATATGGTTTATTTACCACCATATTTTGCCTGAGTTACTAAAGAATCTTGGATAACGACACGCCCAATAAGACGCGCTAGTCTTATCTTTATTGGTTAAGCAATGATGGCGAGCAACGAATGATTTTGTTGCACCTGGATCATTAAACTTTTTTGTCATTCCTGACTGACTGAAACGAACTTTCTTTACGCCGCCGTCGCCAGTGCGAACATAAACAGCGCCGCCACCGCCTTCGCGCCATGGCTTGCCAATACCTTTGCCGTCAGTTTTATCTTCTTCATTTACAGGAACGCAATTAGGAACCATTCGGTTGCCTTTCTTCTTTAATCCCTTCTGTACATATCCAGTCCAGCATTCTTCTAGACCTTCCTCAATTGGATAATCTAGAACAACTTGCTGACCTTCAAATTCAGCAATTTCACCAATGTCTGATTCAAGTAGATCGATCTCAAACTTATCAGCTGGTGTATATTTGCCTTCTTTATAGAGATTCTTGGCTTCTGCAATCATCTCGAAGAACATCTCTGAACCTGGACGGAAAACGTTCTCAGTGAAAGAGATCTTATTCTCCATATGATATTCTACAGCTTCTTTTACTGTTGTTGGCTTTTCGCGAATCTTGCGTAGTTCGTAAGCACCACCCCAAGACTTAACACGCTCATATCCTGGTGGAACTGAATGTCCTCCTGGAGGAGCTGGAACTTGGCGTGGTGTTGGCATAAATGATAACTTTTTTGCCTCACGAACATAAGCACCTGTTGTAACTACAGGCAAACCATCTTGTGCTGCATCACGTGCAGTTGGTGGTGTTATTTGGGACTTTTTCTTTTTGTTTGCTGCGGCGAGCGTTGGCGTCGTGTCAACGACTTGTTGAGGATTGTCTCCAACTGCTTCTCCAATTCCGTCTCCTCCGCAACAAATTTGTTCTGTTTCGGTGGAAATAATTTCATGATCCATTGCAACAACATTATTAATCTCCTGTTCAAATAATTCATCAATGTCTTCTCTTAAATCTTTATCTGCGGTATGATAAGTTTTGCCTTTAGAGATATAGGAATTGACACGAGCATGACCCCACTGCGATGGTGTCGTTCCTGGACGATGCCCAGAATTCCAGGCAGCAACACCGCGACGATATACTTTCTTTAATGTAGAAAGTGAAACACCTGATTTGGCTGCTTTTGCAGAGAGTGATTTATCAGCTGACTCATCCATCATCTTACGCACTTTGAGCGTATACTTGCTTGGTTTTGTTTTTGCAGTTGCATCGCCAGGAGCTGGCTCGTATGCGCGTGGGTCACTGTCAGAAAGTTTTGCTTTCTTTTTCCAGTGTGCTGCTCTTGCTTTAGCAGTTGATTTGCTCAATCCTGCAACATACTTCTTTGGAAGCCCAGACTCTTTATCTTTTGCAACAGCTGGAAACTTCTTTTCAGATAATACTAATCCGTGCTCTACAAGACGTTCTAATAGTTTTTCGATCTGACTTGCAAACATAACCTGTTCAAAATGATTAGATTCATTTAGATTAATTGAGTTATTGAAAACAAAGCAATCGAGTTCTTCGGCTAGTTTCTCAGCGCGATACCACTTTTCTAAACGCTTGTTTTCTGGTAGTGGATCTGTTCTTTCTTCATTACGAACACGAGAAACTTTGTTCGTCACAGAAACATACACGGTGTCGAACTCATAGCCTTCGAGCATAGTCTTAACGAGTTCAATCTTATCAACGTCAGCAGCACCATTGATGACAATATTGGTTTTTGATTCCAATAGTTCAGATGCTTTGCCTGTTAAGACTTGATCTAACTGGACTTCAGTCAAATCAAAGCGAGAAAAAATGTTCTTAAGAACATAATCCTTGCCGCTGCCTGGACCGCCGAGTAGGAAAATACCGATTGGTGAATTTGTTTCTTCGCTCATTGCTTTTTTTACCTTATCATGTATTAATGCACCGAGTTCTTTGTTGCTATAATGGCTAACAAACTCGTCGCGTTTACCTGCCTTAACTAGACCACGAAGTTTAGAAGCTGACATTCCCTCAGCTCCCTCTGCGTCTGGATCTCGTTGACCAGCAGATTTAACTTCTACTTTTTTAATTCCTGGAAATTCTTTCGTTCTATATTTATTGAGTAGAGTGTGGAACTCTTTGACTCTATCAGAACCAACAATCATTGTTACATGTGTGTGTCCTTTAGATTCTAGATGCTTCATTGCATCAATTGCAGTTTTAACTTTGCCATTAGAAACAACATTGGCGTCTGGGAATAGTTTTCTCAGTGCACCTGTTTTTTCACCATGTGACAGTGGATTCTTTTTAGAATCTTGTGTATGCGATGGGAAAATATAATGTGCGCCACCACTTTTTTCAGCATGACCCTGAACTGCAGACACAAGTTTACCATGACCTGCTTCGGTTGGCGGATTAAAGCGACCAAATGTAAATGTTGCTCTACTCATATGACTGCCTGTTGTCCTCTGAGAACTGCTGATCGAGCACGATTAAGTTTGCTAAACTCTTCGCGGTCTACAACTTTTAATCCTTTGGCAAAATAACCTTCTGGACCTGATTCTTTACCACCAATAGAATGTGAATATTCCCCTGCCGCAGTTTTATTTAAACCACGTGCTAGCAGATTAGTTGCTTGTTGAGTTTGGTGATGAATATCGAATGTCTTTTTAAATGCTTTAGCGTTTTTCTTTACATGTGCTAACGCAGCATCACGAGCAGCAGCCTTTGCATTTTTTGCTTTTTCAGTTTTAACTTTAGAAATTTCTTTTTCCCATCTGTTTGTAAGATGGCGAGTGTATCCCTGTACAGTTGGCTTTTCACCAGTATCAACTGTCGAGTTTACAAAGGTTCTAAGTGTTGCCTCGTGACCAGTAAGATGCTCGAAGGAATGATCTTTCATTAATTTCTGAGCGGCTGCTAATCTTTCAGCAACAGCCTTACGATCTTTTAGACTTAACTTTTGTTCTTCTTTACCGATAGCATGTTTAACTAAATGCACGTCTGGATGTTCTCCAAACTCAGACTGATCCGTAATAGGTGTTGCCTTTTTGTTCTTACCTTTCAACTCAGTATGAACTGTGATACTGAGTTTGGATTTAGCAAGTTTTTTGCCTTCTGGGGAATTTTTATCGACGGCATACTGAATGGTGTTTGGAGTATGCGAGATCTTACCGTCGGTTTCTTCGCGAGTTTCTGGAGTGGACATAAATCCACCCTGCCACTCACCTGCTTTTTTTGGTAAAACTTTGTAGCCATGCATCAGAATGGCTTTAAGTGGCTCAGCAAGATATGGTTTTTTACCATGCTGAGTGTCAACATCAGAGGCTGTGTAATTATACTTGGCGCCTGGACCTTTGTATTTTACACCAACACGACCGTCCTTTTCGCGGACGATCTGGAATGACATCTTGTCATCGATTTTGCGTGTAATTGGAGTCCTTCCGAGAGCGACGCCTCGGAGAGCAGTAAGTGCTTGAGATGCTTCTTTTGGACCGTCGAATGTGCGATCTGAGGGATGCTCTAGATGCTGAATTCCTACGGCTTTAGTTGCCTCTGTTAAAAAGGCAGAGAACTTTAACATACTTGCTCCACACTGTGGGACTACAAGTATATTTAGTGATTTTTATTGCTCAAACTGCAATTAATCCATTGACTTAATCGCTTGTGTGAGAGCGAAAGTCAGATCAGACATTGCGTCATAGGCTGGGATTGTACAGGTTGAACGTGCTGCTGCAGTAACAGCCTTAAACTCTTCTGGAGTAAACCATTCTGGTTGGATATTCATAAGTTCAGCCAATTCATGCATATTGACCGAACCCTTATTAACCAGGTTATATGGTCCAAAAGCATTAGATTCAATCAAATCACATGCGACTCGCACCGCCTCGTCGAGATCTGTCAATGAGTTCTCACCTGCATCAATAAGTTTAGCAGTTTTAGCATAATTCATAACCTTAAACAGATAATTTTTTGCTTCAAGTTTACCTGTAAATGGCATGCGAATACGGAATACAAGGGCTTTATCGCGCAAGTATACATCTGAAATACCCTTGCTTATAGAATAGATGCTACCAAAGTAATTTGGATCAGCATTTACATCGGTGATGTCACCCTGATAAATGCAGCCACTGGAGAAATGGGCTAACTTGGTATAGTTTCTTTCACAGGCTTGATGCAAAAGGATTGGGAAAACAGCATTACCATGAATTGTTCCAGACTTATCCTTTTCGCATGCGTCAACATTTGGTGTGCCAGTTACACCTGCACAGTTTACAACCCAGGAAAACTTGTTGCTTTCTACAGCAGCAATGGCAGCATCATGCGAGCACATAGCAGTGACATGTCCACGCAGAACCAACTCGTTAAAAACTTTTGTTCCTGTCCAACCTCTACCAACAACTAGAATAGCCATAATTAAATCCTCGTATGAATAATTTTATACAAATACTTACCGTAATCTGATTTAGAATACTTATCAGCCTGTTGTTCAACTTGCTTTTCAGTAATCCATGCTCTCTTAAAGGCAATCTCTTCTGGGCAGCCAATCATTGTTCCTGTTCTTCGCTGAACAGAACCAACAAATACAGAGGCTTCCGACAACGATTCAAATGTTCCTGTGTCGATCCAAGCCACACCGCGATTTAAGAACTCAACTTTACAGTTATTTTCTTTCATGTACATCTTATTGATGTCAGTAATTTCTAACTCACCACGTGCTGATGGTTTAATCGCAAATGAATAATCGACCACACTATTGTCATAGAAATACAAACCAGTGACAGCATAATTACTTGGTGCTTTGGCTGGCTTTTCATGGACATCTACTGGATTATTATCTTTATCCAACTCAAGAACACCAAATCGTTCTGGGTCATTGACGTGATATGCAAATAACGTTGCTCCAGTTGTGTTCCAGTTTGCGCGATTAAATCGATTGATTAAATCGTTTCCGTAGAAAATATTATCGCCAAGAATTAATGCTACGTCGCTATTACCAATCCAGCGTTCAGCAATACGAAAACACTCAGCGATGCCACGTGGTTCATGCTGCACTGAATATGTGATGTTTAAACCAAACTGCGAACCATCACCTAGAAGTCGCTGAAATTGATCACTATCATTCGGACTATTAATGATCATAATGTCGCGAATGTCAGCCATCATTAACGTTGTAAGTGGATAATAAACTAGTGGCTTATCATAAACAGGCAACAATTGTTTAGATAAAACTTGTGTGCATGGATATAATCTAGTTCCCAGTCCACCTGATAAAATTAATCCCTTTCTCATAGATACCACTCCAATGTTTTAGTCAATCCCTCGACGATCTTTGTTTTTGCTGACCAACCGAGTTCTTTGAATATTTTATCTGAATTCATAGAATAACGCAAATCGTGACCCTTTCTATCAGCAACGAAATTAATCCAGTTCTGATACATGTTTACTGGCTTACCCATAATATCAAGAATTAATGTTACCATTTCTAGATTGGTAATCTCATGACCACCGCCGATATTATAGCGTTCACCAGATTTAAAGTTTGCACCAATTGCGAGCAATGCTTCACAGTGGTCTTCAACAAACAACCAATCACGAACATTAGAGCCAGTACCATAAACTGGAATAGGCGTGTTGTTCTTAATATTGCGAATAATGGTTGGAATAAACTTCTCAGCATGCTGCCGAGGACCATAGTTGTTTGAACAATTAGTTACCACTGCATCAATCTTATGTGTATTGACATACGAGCGAACTAAATGGTCGCTGGCTGCTTTGGTTGCAGAGTATGGATTGCGCGGATCGTATGGTGTTGTTTCTGTAAACGAAGGATCTTCTGGACCAAGACTCCCATAAACTTCATCGGTAGAAACATGGACTAACTTGCCTCCATGTTTCTTGATGCACTTTAGAATGTTATGAGTGCCGTTAATATTGGCGCTAAGAAAGGCATCGTCACCGTGAATAGAATTATCAACATGAGACTCAGCCGCAAAGTGAAAAGTAATATGTGGTTCATAATCGCGATACATATGCTCCAAAAATTCATAATTGCAAATATCAATTTTACATACTTGCAATCTCCAATCTTCATAAAATCCATCCAGATTGCTGCTGTTTGCAGCATAGGAATAATTATCTAGTATGACGATTTCGTCTGTTGGATACTTTTTAAGGTGAGAGATTACAAAATTAGAACCAATAAATCCCAAACCACCAGTCACAAATGTAGTCATAAAACCTCAATTATAATTCTTTCAATCCAGTTCTGCTTTCTACAAGAGCCTTTGGATAAATTCCAACACGAACCCCAGTGTATTGAACATTATTATATTTAAATCCGCGTTTACGTCTAAAGGTTCCACCAAATACTGGTTGATACCTATTTGTAAAATGAGATAAATCTCCTGACACACTCATAGGAGTAAATGTTAATTTAAATGTATTTAATGCACGCTGTTTAGTTAAAGTCGGCATTCCTTGTCCAATCAGTGTACAATGCTGTAAACCAAATTTTTTATTTCTAGCAGTATACTCTGGTCCAAAAATAGATTTACATATTAATAGTTTATCTTTAACAGGTTTAAACACTGGCATAGTCAATCCTTTTTTTGGATCAACATATTTTGCTGTGTTTTTTAAAAAGTTTTGAACTTCCTCATGGTTATATATCTCTTCACCAGCTTTTTCTGTAATACCACCGTATTGCTGGAAAACTTCAGGTCCACCTGCTTTCTTATGCGATATAAAGATATTATCTTGTGAAAAAAGATCTTTTTTATCTTTGTATAAAATGATGTCAGTCTTAGGATCTGCTGTAACACCACCCTTCCTTTTAATTGACGAGTCTACTTGAATAGCACCAGAAATCATTCTAAATGTGCCAATGCCATCAATAATGATATTGATAGGATTTTTTTGTCTCTTAATAAAGTTGTTGATATAGTTTACAACTTGTCGTTCATATTGTGTTGGATCTTTTTCTTCTTCAGCCATTATTTTTATAGACCTTCTTTAGAAACCGTTTCCAAACTTTAGGATCTCGTTTGCGGAAGTGCTTACGATACATAAACACTGCCTCAGATTCGCGCCAATCAATGCGATGTGCGACTCTTAGTCTATTTATATCTAACTTCTCAGCCTGAGTTTCATAGGCATGTGCGTCGATCTCATCTGGGTTGCCGTAATAGTGCAATTTTAATCTATTGCGTTCACCCTTTTTTGTATGATATTGTTTGGTGTACACATATCCACGTCCGCGCTGTTGCTTTTTGTGGCGATACTCATGGTGTATTGCGCGGATGATTTTTAGAGCCAGATTTTTGGCGCATTCTTCAGATATAATTGCGCGTTTTGAATCGGCAGGAAAGGATAGCGTGATAAGAATATTCTCAGGTATCATTGACATTATTCTTGGACAATACTGTCCAGAAACTATCACAGAATGGTCTTCATAATATTCGCCTTCAAATTTATCTGACGTGAAATAAATGATACCCTTTTTGAACTGCTTATTCAGTCCACGAATGATAGAAGGAATGTGTTTATCGCCCACCCATGTAGGAATGAGTTTGTTTACGTTCTTTTCTATCTTCTCTAATTTCATACCTTTAAATTCTTAAACTTATCTGTGCTTCGACCGCGATCAAACACTGGTTTTGACTCAGCCTCTTTCATAACAGCATCTTGAGCCTTTTGTTCAAGGTCATAGAGTTTCATCTTACCACGATCAATGCCAATCGTAAATCGCTTGTGAAGATTTGGGTCATTATATCTATTCTTCAACTGCTTCACAAGAATTTGATTCAGTTGCTGTAATTCCTCTGTGCTAACGAGTGCAAACATGAAGTCAGCAGTAGCAGGCAAGCCAAAAGACTCGGAAGTATCTTCCAGACCAGGGTCTGAATTCGAAAAGCCAGACCTTGTCGTTTGAGTTGCGGAGACAATCGGCAAGTTATTTTCGACGGCAAGCCCTCGAAGTTCTTCGGCGATCGCCTTGATGTAGGTGTAGGAATTAACATTTGCGCCAGCCTTAATGCGAGCAGAGGCACAAATATTTAGATAATCCACAAAGATAATATCTGGACGGAAGTTCTTCTTAAGCGCAAGGTCATTGATCAATGCACGGAAATGTGCAGGATTGGCTGACGCAGTTGGATATTCTTTAATGATCAACTTGCCCTTAATCTTTTCTTTTAGTTTACCCATACGACGCTCATACATGTCTTTCGGCATGTTCATAAGGTCTTCAAGAGTTACGTTAAGAAGATTCGCATCAATACGTTCGGCGATCTTCTCTTCAGCCATTTCAAGAGTTATGTAAAGAACATTGTAGTTTTGAACCAAGCAACTAGCAGCCACATGGCACATAAAAAGAGACTTGCCGACGCCAGTACCTGCAAGAGCAATGTTAAGGGTCTTCTGCGGAAGTCCGCCTTTAGTGATCTTGTTGAAGTATTCAAGATCAAATGGGATTCTTTTTTCGATGCGATGATAGAAATCGTACCGATCAGCGTAAGCATCCAAAAAGTCGTGACCAATATGAGGATCGAAACTAACGCCCAGAGCATCAGAAAGGAGAGTAGGAATGCTTCCTTTGCCACGATTTTGATCTTTGCCATCGAGGATCTGAATGGAATCCATGATAGCATTGTAAATCGCTTTTTCTTGGCAGAACTTTTCCGTTGTATCAAGTAACCAGCCAAGTTGTTGTTCTGCTTTGTCATTCGAAATTTCCTTTAGAAGTTCGAGTGACTTATTTAACTCACCCTCTGTGAGTTTCGTAGATTCTTTAAGGCTGATCTCCAGTGCTGCTGTCGGAGGCAGACTGTTGTACTTTAGAATGAACTCCTTTATTTCCTCGAATACCTTTCTTTCGTGGCTTTCGGTTAGGTACTCTTTCTTCAGAAACGGCAAGGCTTTCCTCATGAAAGACTCGTTCCGCATCAGATTCGATAAGATCAGTGTTTCCGTTTTCATTGCCTTTATTCACCGTATTTTCGATTGCACCTAGAAGTATACTACGAATCACATTAGAAGTAAATCGTTGAAATGATTTGCTATTGGTGTTTACGTTGTTTACATTCGAGATAACATCATAATCAAAATTCATCAAGTTATCATCGCCAACTTTAATATGATTAAACTCAACAATAACACCTTCGTATTTGCCCAAGAACTTTACAGCAAAACTCCCAGGTGGACCATTTAGATCTAAGAAAAATGTATATTGTTTGTCAATCTTAAATCGTTTTTTGACATACCAGAATTGAAATTTGGCAATTAAATCCTCAAACATCTTCCTCAGCCTCTGTTGAGATAGCGCCAAATGAATAGTTCTCTCGTACCCAATCCTTGAAGGATGTTTGTTCGAGAATTGAACTCCAGAACTCAGCGGAGTCTGTGTCGGCAAGACGCCACTTCTTGGCTTCAACTTCACCAGTGTCAGTGTTTACACGTGAATACCAGCCATTGCTTGGTTTGATTACATGACCTGACTCAAGTGCCATGTCAAGAAGACCACTGTAACGAGAAACACCACCATCGAAGCGAACTGTGACAGGGATACGTGCCTTTTCTCTAACATAACGTGACTTCTCCACATTGATGATATAGTTATATCCTACCAGGTCAGCGCCATCTTTTTCTTGTTGACGACCGAGGATATAAATGTTATCTGCTGAGTAATAGGAACCTGTTCCGCCGCCGACGATGGCTTTTGGAAACATTCCGATTTCCATATATGTGTGATTCACCACAACCATCGGGATATCCTTCAGCGTAAGGTGAGGTGTCACCATACGGAACAGGGATTTGATTTGCTTCGCACGAGTCATGTCAGCGGCAGACTTCTGCTCAATCGCATCTTCAACTTCTTTCTTCGAAGCAAGGTTGCCGATTGAGTCAATGAGAATCATCACGCGATCACCACGCTCAATGTTAGTCAACTGATTCATGATGTCGAACTTTAACTGCTCAACATCAGTGATAGGAGTGTGAACAACACGTTCCTTATCAATACCAAAATTCTCAAAATAAGATTGCGGAGTACCAAACTCGGAATCGTAGAAAAGAATTACAGCATCAGGGTACTTGTCCTGATATGCTTTTGCCATGATTAAACTGAAGGCAGTCTTGAAATGCTTACTCGGACCAGCCCACATTGTGAGACCAGGAGTAAAGCCACCATCAAGAGAACCTGACAGTGCAACATTGACCGCAGGAATCATCGTTTGAATCATATCCTTCTCTTCAAAGAAGATTGAACGAGAAAGAATTGCGGTATCTTTAATTGTTGAATTTTTCTTGAGTTTATCTAGTAGGCTCATGGTAGTATCCTTTGTTAAGATTCATATATTATAGTGTAAACGAAAACAAAAAGCAACTATGCAAAGAAATCTTCCAGCGAATTTACTGCCTCAGTTTTCCAATTGATTGTAGACAGAATAATATCCAGAGGTTCAAGAAATGATTTCTCAAACTGCAAGTCATGGTCGATATACTGGTCAGCCTCAAGTTGCTTTGGAATGCCAGACAAAAATGCAAGAGTGTTGTTGTTAAATATATTTGGCTGCTTCAAATATACAAACTTAATCTTCTCGCCTTCCTGAATCAACTGATAACGCTTGGTCAATTTCATTTCTCGCAAGAAATGATTGTAAACTAGCGCACCCTTAACATGAATCGGTGTGCCTTTTTTGAAGATATTGCTTTCATCTGAATATTCTTTTAGACCATTTACGCTGCGAGGAAACGCAATATCCTCAACAGGCAATTTTCTAAACTCTTTGCGAAAATCATCAATGAACTTGTGAAGGTCAGTTTCCTTCTTCGTCATAATGATGTCAATTGCTTCTTTAATTTTTACGCGACAAGCGGAAGGAGTTGAAGATCGAATCGCTGAGATACCCATCATCTTTAGTTTTGGTTTTGCGTATGCAACACCTTCGCTATCATATACATTTAAGATGTAGTTCTTTTTTGCGACCCAAATTGCTTTGTTAGCCAGCGACTCGCGCTTCATCTCCATGCGTTGTTGATACGCATTCACATAGTCAGCAAGTTCTTGATAGGATTCATCAATAAATGGTTGAATCTTCTCGTTACACACCTTATCCATAAACTTAATAACTTTCTTCGCGTCCTTGGTGTCAGGATATAGTTTCTCAACCAGTGGACCAAGATTTAGATAGATTGAATCTGTATCTGACGCAATAACATAATCTTCGTTACCAGTTTTTAACAAAAGATTCATATACTTGTTAATCTTCTGCTCAATCCAACGAATAGACAACTGACCTGCTGTAGTAATACCTTCGGCGATACGAATATCGAAGAAGCGGAAGTATTGATTACCCAGCGCACCGTAAGCAGAATTCAGTGTAACCTTTTTAGCCAACTGGAGATTATTGTATCGAGCAACTTGTTTCTCGAGATACTCAACCTGATTCTTATCTTCAAGAACAGTTTCAATCTTTTTCTTTGCTTCGAGCGCCAACTTCTTATAGCGTGTACGATCTTTGTACATCGTATCCATAATCTCAGGCATAACACCCTGCTGCTTCACACTAAACATCTGACCATTCGGAGTCAGTGTGACACCAAAGTCTTTTAGTGGTGATGTATCAATGCGTTGATTTAGCAGCGTATCAACTTCGATCTTGCGATTGCCAATAAACTGACTCATGTTGTCAGTATATTTCGCTGGCTCAACAAGAGTCTCCATCGAGATATTATACTGCATGATCAAGTGCGGATACAGACTATTCAAGTCAAACGAAGCAACCCAATGATGCATGCCAAGAATAGGATCTTTAACATAAGCACCTTCGTATGCGCCTCGCTTATCGCCACGTTTCATCTGCGGAATGACAATCTTTTTCTTTAGCAGATAATTGTAGACGATGGCGTCCCACATACGCACCTGAGTAAACACATCTTCGTAGTTGACCTTGTTGTCATATGCAAGAGTCAATGCCAACTCGATAAGTTTCATCTTGTCTTCGAGTTTCTCAACAAGTTCTACGTCCTTGATGTTATACTCAATAAACTTTTGATAGTCTTGCTTATAGAGTTGATGTAGTGTTTCGTATTCGCTGAAGTCGAGTTTCTTCAAACCCAATTCAACGTGAGCAATGTTGTCAAGACGATAAGACTCTTGCTGTGAATAAGTGAACTTGCGATAGAGTTCTAGATAGTCTAGCGTTGCGATGCCATCAATGTCATAAACAGTGTGTTCACGATTCATGATAAATGCTTCGCGTTTGCTCAGCCTATTCCAAGGAGACAACTTCTTAGCCTCCTCGTCACCAAGAAGTTTACTAATACGATTTACAAGATAGGGAATATCGAATGTCTTGATGTTCCAACCGCTGATAACATCAGGATGAAATCTTGTCCAAAGATCTAGAAATCTTTTAATTAAATCTAGTTCGTCACGGCAATGAGCGTAACCAACATCGTCACGATGCTTGTTATAATCACCACAACCAAATACGAAATAATTTCCTTTAATCTTGATAGTGATGGCAGTGATTGCTTCGTTGGCGTCTTTTGGTTCTGGAAACCCAGATTCTGAGCCAACTTCGATGTCGATATAAGCAACAATAACTTTGTTAACGTCCCAAAGAATATCATCAGGATAATCGTCAGCAATGAAAGCATACTCGTAGCGATTATTGCCAAACACAGGAAAATTGTCGACACTTTCGTACCTCTGTAAGAATTCACGGCACTCAGGAATCGTGCCAGGTTGTATGGGCTTGACGTTTTCACCAGCAAGTGTTTTATAATCGCTGGCTTCCTGACTCAAGAGATAAAACGTTGGGCGATATTCGATCTTGCGTCGAACACGCTTGTCGTTTTCTACGCCTCTGTAAAGGATGTATCTTCCAGAGACGCAAACATTGGTGTAAAAATCAGACAAGATTAACCTACGATCAATTGTTTAGGCGGAACAACTATTCCTGCACCGAAGATCTGATTATAACCGTTTTTCACTTCATCAGCAACCGCACATGTAGTAACAATTTTATCTTTGTTTACAACGAATGGACCATCACCTGCCTGCATCCATGGCATAAAGCCAAGAACTGGACCTTTATCTGAACGCTGCATCACGCAAGCAACAGGGTTCTTAAACTCAACCATGTTCTCAGTCTCTGAGCAAATTTCTACCACCAATTCCTCGCCACTTACGAGTTTGAGTGCTAATATTGTCATTTTGTTTCACCTTTTTGTATTTGTCAAATAAATCTTTTTGCTTTGGGTTTTGTTTTTCACCATTTAAATATAAAGTATCGTGAATTATAACCCATGTATCTTTACCAACTCTTAATTGCCAAC